CTCTCCCGTGGGAAATGCGTACTTTTAAGTTACTAATTGCCTATTTTTTAGGCAAACCTATGCAAAAAGCGCATAATGTGTTGGATTGGCGCAACATTTAACAATAGCGCATGCATTTTGTGAGTACTAATGCAGTACTTAATACATGGGGGGGTATGCATATTGTGACCCCGTGCAATTGATTGCAGCGAATGCGGGGTTATTGGGGGGCCAATGAGGGGGGCACGATGTAAACCGCCCCCAATTGGGCGCAATGAGGGCATGCCGGGCATTGTTTGCCCATGCTAACGGTTAACGGGGGATTGCGCCGGGATAATCTGCGCCCGAATAGTCAACGGGGACCGGGTCCGCATAGTGTCTAAAAATGCCCCGCCGTTCTAATGCGCCCTTGCTTGCATGACATGGGGCGCATAGTGTTTGAAACAAATTAAACCGGAAAGCATTCGGGCCGAATAGTTTCCACGGGAAAACATGGTCTACATGGTCCCCGCTATTAATAACCCCCCGGCCCATGCATGCGGCGCATAACGGGGCGCGGGTCAATTGGCCCATGCGGATTATTTCCCATGCCCTTGTCTTATATGCGCGGTCCATGCTGCGCCGTTCGGTTTGTTCCGTTCTTACCGGCGCATGGTCCCCGCAATATATAGACCCCCGGATTGTTTGGGCCTTGCAATGGTATGCGGCGCATTGGGACGGGGGCATTGTGGGCATGGTTTGCATGTTATGCAAAATTCGCATAATTGCAAATATTTAATTGCATGCCATTGTTATCCCCAGATTTTTACTGTAATATGCAAGCATGCATTGGGGGGTCCAATGCAAAACAAGGGGCAAAAAATGATTGTTAAATTTATCGGTTCAATTGGTTTTATTCTCATTGGCGCAATGCTTGAAATTGCGTCTATTCACTCTGGAAACATTGTTTCCGCGTTAGTTATGGGCATTGTTACCGTTTTAACGGTTGGCGCGGTTTGGTTCACTGAATAAGGGGCAAAAAATGACTGAATTTCAATTCACTATTGCAGATATATGCTGCGCTATTTTTTTTGGCGCATTGTTGACCGTAGGCGCATTGGCCTATTTTGATTGTTTATTTTTTTAAGGGGCAAAACATGACTAACCAAAAACAAATTAGGGCCTTATTTTGGGAAACATTTCCAGAATTACCGCGCCGCCGTTATCGCTACAGTTGGAATTCACGGGACAAAACCGCCGAATTGGTTTTTCCAATTGATACCCGCTGCGCTTTTGTTGATTTTGTAGACCAATTGCAGCGACAAGGTGAAATTTCCGAATCATTAGCAAACCGCGCAACACTATAAAAGGGGCATAACATGGGACGAACCGCTATACATGACACCGGGGAAACAATCGGGGCAATTTGTACCCGCGAATTTTCCGCAAACAATCCGGGAATAATTCAATTTTCCGTGATTGACCAATCTACTAGGGGAAATGTTTGGTATGCAATAGCACTAATTGACCGCCCGAATGAAAACCCGTTGTTTTACGGTTTGGTTTGGCTAATAAACCGCCGCCGGGGTGAATTCATTTATAAGGACATGAGCGAGGATTGCGGGCCTTTTTACTATGACATGCCCGCCCGTCTATTGGACCAATTAGACAAATTGGCCCCCAATGCGCCCGAATCGGCCCTTAATTGGCGGGCAAAATGTCGCGCCCATATTGCAGCAAAACGCAAAACAAAAACAATTGTAAAACCGGGGGACATTGTCAAATTTTCCCCGCATGGGGCCGAATTTAAACTATTGGCCCCCGCCGGTCCGCGCCGGGGTTGGCATGTCCAATTATTGGGGGCTATTGGGTCAACGGTCCGGTCAACTTACCGGGCCAATGCGCGACAAATTAGCCAATGTGAAATTGTCAACATTTAAGGGGAAACAATGACGAATGAACAAATACGGGACCTATACGGGCGCAAATTAAACATGACGCTGCGCGAATTGTCCGCAATCACTGGGAAAACAATTCCCGAATTGAAAAAAATATTAATGAGCGAATGAGAGAAAACAAAACATGACAAAACAAAACAATTTCACAATGTCCCCCGTTGCATACGGTTTGCGGGTCCATTTTGTGCCGGTTTCAAGCAATAGCAAAACGGGGCCAATTCCCGTTACTTATTCGGAGCGGTCAACATGCCCCCTCTCATGCCCCCATTACCGGGCCGATTGTTACGCAGAGGATTATTTTGTCCGCATGACATGGGATAAGGTCCCAATGCGCGGCGGGGATTGGGGGGACCTATTGCTGAACATTAGCGGATTGCCCGCCGGTCAATTATGGCGGCACAATGTCGCGGGGGACTTACCCGGCGAAAATGAAACCGTTGATCCCGTGCTATTGGGTCAATTAGTAGCTGCAAACACCGGAAAACGGGGTTTTACTTACACTCACAAACACTCACCGGACGCGCTGCAATGGGTTAAACATGCCAATGCATGGGGGTTCACTGTCAATTTGAGCGCGGACCATGCGGGGCATGCGGACGAATTAGCGGAAACCGGCGCGGGTCCCGTTGTTTGCATTGTCCCCAGTGATACCCCGGAAAAAACACAAACCCCGGCGGGTAGACCAATTGTTGTTTGTCCGGCGCAAACACATGAGGGGGTGACATGCGCCAATTGCGGATTGTGTCAACGGGTCAACCGGGCGGTAATTGTAGGTTTTCGGGCGCATGGGACCCGTGCAAAGCTTACCAATGAAACGGCGCGGAAAATTATTCCAATTGTAAAAATTTAAGGGGCAAAAAATGAAACACTATCCACAATTCAATTATTCAGTCACTACTGACGCAAAAAAGCCAGAATATATAGATTTTGACATTGTCGCATTAGAGGGACCGTGCAAAGTGATTGCAGAACGGGACGAATTTTATGGGGGCAAAAAATCAAAACCTTATGAGGGGAAATTGCTTATCAATCCAACATGGGGCGAATTGTTTATTGAGGCAATGAAACAACAACAAAAAACCCTCAATTTTCATCATATATTTTTAGAGGGGGGGCGCATTGTAGGAACCGTTAAAAATGAAAACGGTGAACCAATTGTGCAATTTATCAATTTAAGCTTGGGGTCCTAAAATGAAAAAAAGTGAATTAAAAGAGGCAAATTCTCAATTGTTGCAAGCTTATACAAAAACGCAGCATGCATGGGCAATGGTCCGCATTTTGGCCCATGCGGCGCAAAGCAATGAACCGCCGCCGCCGTGGGCCGTGCGCGATACATGCGCCGCAATTGAGGATTATCTTGGGGACATTAGCGAACTAATGACGGATTGCGGGCAAACAATTGAGGGGGGCTTATAAAATGGGACAATGTAAACAATTGGACATTGAAAACATAGAACGGGCGCAATGGATTGAATTTATAACCAATGCGCCGCTAGAATGCGGGTCTATTGGGGTTTGCTTAGACGATAACCGAAACCCGCCCCGGTATTACGAATTAGACGGTTATTGGGACATGCAAACCGTTGACCTTGTTTTGTTGGATTCTAAAAACCCTCACCGCATGTATTCGCGCCGGGTCCCGATTGAACTATTTTGGCCCCTGACATAACCCGATAAACCCAAACATGCCCGGCATTGCGCCGGGTTTTTTTGGGCTTGCTAAGTTAGTTGGCGCTCACTTCAAAACGGTTTATAAGCGGTTTGCATTAGGTCCGCGCATATTGGCGCAGCATGTAAACCGGGGCCAATGGGGGCGCAATTGCGGCCCCTTGTTTGGTCCTATTGCGGCGGGTTTGCGGGTCCGGTTTCGGTTTGGTTTGGGTCCGGTTTGCCTAATTAGGCGCGGACGAATGCCCGGACATGGTAGGCGCGGCGGGTTTGCATATTGAAACCGGGGCGCGGGTTTGGGGTTTGGTTTGGCGGTTTGGGTTTGGTTTTTGGCCCCCTTATTTGGGGCATTGTAGGCGCTGGGGGCATGTACCCCTAGGGAAACCGAAAAGAACGGCGCAGCGGGGCGGTTTTACCCTTTTAATCGGCCTATTTGACGGGCGCGGCGGGGTCAAAAACCGGTTTTGCGAAGTGAGCATTCACTATCAAAAAAATACCCCCGCCCCCCCAGTGAGTACTCACTTACACCCCTAGAAAATCCCTATAGGGACCACCCGTCAGTTCAAAAAAAAAATTTTAAAGCGAAAAAAATGCCCAGACGAACTGGGCAAAAAGGATTTCAATGGCAACCGCAAAAATCCTATAAAGATTTTGGCACAACCTGTTTAAAAAAGGTGGAATTTTGTACATGTTTCTCAGATATGCACAAATTTTCGTTGAAATTAGACATATCAGCCTGTTCTTTGTACCCGCTTGCGTAAGCAGCCCTAGCAACAGACAAAGCTTTGGCTTTACTGTCGAATGGTCCTTTTGAACCCCAGAACCAGCCTGATTGACGCTTTACAAGTGGCATTACTTTAGAAATCTAAGCTTGTACATTGTGGAGTCGCACAGCGCAGCAATTTCATCTGCAATGTTTTGCAACTCAGTGTCCTGTGGAAAGCCGGGCATTGCGCGGTACATAGCCAGTTCTTTGCTGACATAGCCAACAAGCTCCAGACCATTTTCCCCCAGAAAAAGTGCCTTTTCCGCGAAAATTATTTTTGAGTACTTGCCTTGGTAAGCCTCAATAAAGCTATCAGATAAAGCTTCAATGCCTAGGTAAAAGTCACCGAGCGCCATGTGCTGTGAGAAGCTGTCTGTTGTCAGGTGGTGGATATGACCGGCTGTGACAGCGTTCAGCATGCACATACCGAATTCACCCATCATATTGGTTTGAGCTTCTTTGATTGTGAACTTCATGACGTTCTCCTTTGGCTCAATTCTACTAGATGTCAGCCATTCCCGACATTAGCTTATTGTGATGCTTGCTGATTTCCATTTCCACCTCGACTATCTGCTGAATTAGCAAACAGTCAAAGACATCTACGCCTTCGCAATAGACGGACATTACTTCAATTACAAAGTCATTACGGTCGCCATTAATTTCGTAATTAACTGTGACTATAGCTCTTCCGTCACCAATGAGGGTTTTGTATTCTCTTGTCATATCTTCCTTAATGCCCAATCAAGCAGTTCTTGTTGTGTTACGCCATAGTACTTAACAAATCCCTTGCTGCCAAGTCCGTGGAATCCTTTGTTGCCCCGATGGTGGTCTACACACAACGGTATCAATGTTTTGTAGTCACCCTTACCCCAGCCGCCCTCACGCAAATGGTGAAGCTCAACAGGTCCGGGTTCGTGGTCGCCATGTAGGTGATGGCATAACGCACAGCCAATCTGCGCCAGCTTACCTTTATGAATAATCTCTGCGTTCTTCAATGGCGACTCCGTTAGTTGCTGCCCAGTACAAAAGCCATTCCGTAAAGCTCATTCCCTGCTCTTTAGTAAACCTTCTGGACTGCATGCCAAGCTGAACTATGCGCTCACCGTCTAAGCTAGGCGCAAGCTTGCTGATGGTAGTCTGTTCAGTTTCGATGGCCCACTGGTCTATCAGGAATCGCTTCCATGACTCAGCGTTCCAGCGAGAGCCAAGATGCTGCGCCTGTTTAGCAATCTGCCCAATGATTGCGTGGTAAAGCTTCTCTTGGTCGCGAGATTTAATGGTTTCTGATTTCACCCATTGCTCCAATTGCCCTTAATGCTGACTCTGGGCCATCTACACGACACAAGGTCCCGCCAAACCAATTGTTAAAAAAGTCTTCCTGTAATGTTGTGAGCTTTTTCCTTGGACCCATTTTAATTTCCATCAAAAAAGTACGGTTACGAAATCCGACCAGTAAATCCACAGGAAGTCCAATAATCCAAACATAAGCGCCAGCAGCGCGGAGCGCACTAACCACTGCTTCTTGGTTTGCATCGACACGGGCTGCTCTCCTCATGCGCTTATCTTTTGCAGAGCAGCTTGAAGGCCAGCCAACCCACCAACACGCTGGTCATTAATAAAAATCTGTGGCATCTGTCTGGCATCAGGGAATTCCCTAAGTAGGTTTTCCCATCGTTTTCCAAGCTCTACATCGATTTCAACATATTCGATGCCTCTGACATCTAACAACTGTTTGGCAGCTATGCAATTGGGGCAGTTGCTTTTGGTGTAAAGATTAATGTGCATTTTTTTTAAGGAGTTATAAGAGTTTATAAATTCTGCATAAGAGGGATGAATCTTATTGGTTGTAGTTTCAACATACCGTTTTGCTCTTTTGCCTCTTCTAATTAATTGATAAATCCTTTGAGTACCAATCAAATAAAGTTCACTTAGTTTTTTTGCTGGCACATTGTTTTCGTAATCTTTCAATATTGCTATATCACGCATTCTATTTTTTGCAGTCATTCCAATATTCCTTCGCGCATATCGCGCATGTATTGTCTTATCCTCATCGGAGCGCCTGTCCCATACAAGCGTTCCGTACTCTCTATTGCTTGGTTGACCCAAATCTTGTCTTTATTCGATTGATAGGTGCGGAACAGCATTCTTGCCATACCCATCTCTAAAATTCTTCTGTCTGGCAATGGTCCTGTAACTTTAGGATATTTCTTCGGCAGCATTTAAAACCCACATCTTTTTGTCCTTCACAATTTTCTCATTTGTGGACAAATGTGCCAACACGCTATGAACCTGTCTCCATGTCCAACCAGTGATGTCGATTAGCTCTTGGCGGGTAAGTCCACCATGCTCCAAGAGCTTTAGCATTGCGTATGTGCGGGTCATCTGGGCGCATCCTCATAGTTGTCAGGATTAAACTTAGGCTGCTTAGTGCCTTTGTCTTTTGGATTTGGGAAGGGTGGGAAAGGCCAGTTCATGCTTTTTTCCTTAGTTCAGCCATACGAGCCAGTTCAGCAAGGGTTGGTGGTCTGGTTATCCGTTCATCAGCCTTAATCTTTTCCAAAGCAGCATCAGGCTCATTTGACGGTGGAACTGTGAACCTCACAATGTCAGCAGGGTTTTGCTTTGGCGACTTCTGGTTCCGCACCCAGTTTCTCCATGTTGCCAGCCAATCAAGCTTCACGCCATCTTTACCCGGCTTGGCACACCAAAAGTCTCTGAACTGTTCAGCAACCTGTTTGGCATTAAGGTCTGGCCTTTCCTTGTTTGCCCAGTACTCCCAATCATCTGGAAGAATCCAATTGGTGGCGAGGCGTGAGCCGCGCTGTGAAGCCTTCAATTCCTTTTCCTTTTCCTTTCCATTCCCTTCCATTCCCACTGGGAGTTCTACCGTAGGAGTGCAGTAGTTCTCTGGTAAATTACATAACTCTTTGATTTTGCTAGGGTTTTTCTTATTAATCACTTGATGTTTAGCGAAATTAAAAATGTGACCATAACGCTTGCCATCTATCCCTTGAAATAGCTGGATATAACCTATCCTGAACAGTTCATCTACCATTACAGTAATAGGACGGGAAAGCTCCCGTAGTGGAAATATGTCAGATTCAATCAATTTTGGATTGGCATTAAAGTATCCATCATCATCAGCATGGTTTAACAAACCAATAGCCAACAAAGCAGCTTCTGGACTAATAGTGGCAAGATTCTCATCACGCCAAAAGTCAGGTTTAATTGTTCTAATACGGGCCATTATTCGCTCCTCATTTTGTTATGGCAAACACCACAAAAATAAAGGAATGTCTTTTTCCCACCATATTTAAATTTTGCTCTAGCTATTTCGGCAGCATCTTTAACTTCAAAATATCCAAGATTTTTTAGAAACCGCTTGATGCTTGCAAGCCATCCTCTATCCATCCCATGTTCTGGACTTCCAGTTTCAATGATGTCTGCAATAAGCCACATTTCAGCTTCAAATCTATCCTCCTGAGCTTGCATAACTTCATAAAAGCCTTTGATTTGCGCTTCCTGTTCACAAATTGCAGCAGCTTTTTCTTTAAGACTTGTAGGAATATTGGTTAAAACATTAGCGCCTTTACCAATATTGCATGGCTGACAACTGGTTATTAAATTGTCAATAGTGTTAGTACCGCCTTCAACCACAGGATGGATATGGTCAACCTGCAAAACAACTGTTGGAGGGGTCGCACCGCAATAAGCGCAAACGAATCCATCACGCTTAAATACATCAAAGCGCAATTTCTTGCCGATAGCTTTTCTCATAAATTTTCCACTTTTTCAAAACCCTTTGAAAGAAACAGTCGGCAGGAGAAGGGTTAACTCTTTTCGGTTTGCTCATGACTTCAAACCTAGCCGTGTTTCAAAAATTATACTCTACTAGGCGACCTACGATAGTCCTGTTGCTTCGGTGCAACACCACCAAGATGGTAGTAGTTGCAATGTGGGCATTTATAGATTGCCAAACCTGTTTCCCTTCGCCTACTGCTAATCATTTCAGCAGCCGAATGCGTAGGATATTTAAACTTCCCTAAACACTGGGAGTCTTTATCTGTGGTGTATGTCATGCTTTCCCATAAGCGTTAATTTGTGCAAGGCTCTGAAGCTTCTCATCGCTTCTCATTTCAAGCATCTTTAAAGTGGACATCATATTTGCTTTTTCTTGCTTTGTAAAAATAGTTGATGGACCACTGTAGTCAAAACCTGACTTTACCTTATTAGTATTAACTGTTAATTTTGGTTCACAGATTTTATAAAAAGGTACTTCTCTTGTTTGTTTGCCAAAGTGTCTTGTTTCAAAATGCGACAACTCAATATACTCATCAGCTTCTAGTTCATCGCGTATCTTTTTTACATCAACTTCTTTGTAGTGCCATCTAATTGAGTCACGCACATTGCGATAAGACTTTGGCCCATCTTTAAGTTTAGTAAGAAACAATTGTTTGGCGTAGTAGTGTGACAAGTAGAACTCCTTTGTTAAGGGAGCGAAGAATACCAGAGTTGCTAAAAATCAACACATCAATAAAAAATATATTTACATGTGTGAAAAATTTGCTACAGTGGAGGTTCTTAAACAACAGGAGATGTCCTTATGCACACACAAGAACTTAGGCGCAAAGCCCGTGAGCTTTACAACAACGCTTTAGTTCCAGCATCCACAAATCAACACAACCAACGCAAATGGGTTCGCGCCATTTTGAGGCTTGGTGACAAGTGGTTGCATGCTAAACATATTCAACGAATTACTTAAATATAGGCATTCAGCAAGCCTTTTGATTGCTGTTTTTTTAACTGGAGAATGACATGGGATTTATTGCAAAAGATAGCGGTGGCGAGGGTAACTTTAAGAAAGTACCACCGGGCGTTTATGTGGCTAGATGCTACTCACTGATTGACATGGGTACGCAAGTATCTGACGGTCAATACGGCTCGAAAGAGCAACACAAAATCCGCATTGGATTTGAAATCTTTGGCGAGGATGACAATGGCAATGATTTGACCATTGATGTTGATGGCAAGCCTATGCCCCTGACCATCAGCAAGACATACACATTGTCACTGCATGAGAAAGCTGGCCTACGCAAAGACCTAGCTGCATGGCGTGGTCGTGATTTCACTGAAGAAGAAGCTAAAGCATTTGATGTGTCTAAGCTTATAAACGCATACTGCATGGTCAATGTCACCACCAGTGAGAACAATGGCAAGACATACACCAACATTGCCGGCCTGACTCCGCTGCCACAAGCACTGAAGAACGCCAAGCCAGCACCTGTGCATGACCCTGTGATGTTTGACTTAGACCAGCCTGAATGGCAAATCTTTCAGCAACTGCATGAGAAGCTTCAAGAGACAATTAAGAAGTCGCCAGAGTTTGCTATGGCTGCTGGTAATGCTCCTTTACATGAAGATGCGCCATTCTAATGACTAGCCTATACGAACTCGCTACAGATTTTCGCAACCAGCTTGATGACCTTTTTGATGAAAACGGGGAAGCAACTCCTGCCTTTGAAGAATTCCGCATGCAACTAGGCAACAAAATCAATCAGGTTGCTGCCTATGTGCTTAACTGTGAATCTGACGCTGCTCAGTGTAAAGAGGTGGCTGACAGAATCCTAGCCCGTAAAAAGGCGTATGAGCGCAAAGCGGAGAGATTGAAGCTTTACCTTGCCGAGAACATGCATGTGGCTGGAATCACCGAAATAAAGGCTTCTGATAGCTCTTTTACTGTAAAGCTTTATCCAGAGCGTGATGAATCAGTTCAGATTGATGACGGCATTGTTTTTCCGATTGAGTTATGCAACATCAGAGCGCCTGAACCTAGCAAGACCAAAATCAAAGCTGCCATCCTAGCCGGTGAACCAATCATTGGCGCTAGGATTATTAGAAAAGACAGGTTGGTTATTAAATAATAACGGGGGGAAAGCTGTGCAAAGGATTTCCTAGCTTGCAGACGAGCAGCGAGTACCCCCACCTACAGGATAAAACATGACACTCAATAAAATATTTGAAAACATCTTTGGCACTGAACCTAAGTTTATGGTAAGAGCCACGGACCCTGTAACCAGCATGGATGCAGCAGAATCAATTGACTCTACAAAACTAGAGCAAATGGTTTACGAAGTCATTGCCATGTACCCCAATGGCTGCACTTCTGATGAGGTGTTAAAACACTTTCCTCACCACGGAGTTCAGACCATTTCACCTAGGTTTGCCCCATTAATCCGCAAAGGGTTTATTGAAGATACTGGTGAAAAGCGTAAAGCTTCTTCTGGTCGGTCACAAAGGGTTATGAAAGCAATTGTTAGAGACTAAGAAACAAAGCTTTCTCAGCATCTCTGCGTTTTTTAAGGCCAGCAAGCACTTTGCCCCCTGCCATGCAGTACAACAACAAAGCGTCTGCTGCGCCTTCCCAATCACCCCGGTTAATTTTCATCCGAATAGAAGAACGCTGAAAAGCCCCCACTCCGGCATTGAAGGCAAAGCTGACACACGCATCGAAAGCCCCTTGACGACCAGATAAAGCGGGAGCAAGTCTAAGAACACCACGTTCAGTAGGTCCGACATCATCTTGGAATAGTTTCTCGATTTCTTCTTTAGTCCAAACACGGTTGTCCTCCGGTCTTAACGGCATCTCTTTGCGAATCATTGGCGTTTCTTTGCCCTCAATTCGCACTACGGGTAATCTAATCTGCTCTTGGTACAAAACATGTCCGTAGCCAATCGTATGAATGTGGGCAGGGCATAGGTACGGTTTAGTCCTGTACCCCTCCCACTGGTGCATTAAATCAGCGCCAGCCTTACCTAGTTTCATTTCTTGCTCCAGCTTCTTGAGCCAAACCAGAAACCTATGATGCCTCCAAGCATAGCCATCTCATCAGTGCTAAACAGAATGTCAGTCAAACGAACCAAGTCATCCATGCTAGTAACCAAACTAGGACGGGTGTAAATGTAGTAAGCCATCCATGCATTAATGGCACATAGTTCCAACACAAAAATGTAGGTAACCATTGGTCTAACTGTACCCACAAAGTTGACAACCCAACGGCTGGCGTTATCCATAATCTTTTTGTCGTGGTCATAGGCTGCCACAGTCATTTCAGCATCTGTTTGCATGGCAATCTGGTCGGTACGAATTTCTTCCATGCGCTCTTGAGCCGCAAAGCCCTGCGCCATCATTTGTAACTGTAGTTCTACTTGAACACGAGCAAGAGCCAACTCATGCTTTTGGTCAGCTTTGTTCTGAAAGAAGTCTAGTAGTTTGGGCAAGCCAGATATGAGAAGACCGCCAAGAGTAGAAATAAGTGAAAGCATTATTAGTCCTTACAAGATTTTGATTTGTCTTCATTTTGCATGAGTTTGATACCAGACAGGAACCCAATCATGCCGCCGATAAGAGTAGAAAAAGCGGGTGAAATCATCTTGAATATTTCTGCGTTGTCCACTTCTTTTGCCCACAAACCTAACATAAAGCTGACCACCATTGCCAATACAGAGATGCAAAGGGTGCTGCTGACCATAAGCGTAACCCACAGCGTCAGCTTTTCCTTTGTCTCCATTTGAGGCTTTCTGACTTGTCTGGGTATTGGCTTCTTGGTCATACATAAATGTCCAGCTTACGGTTGGTAAAAATCTCTAAGTTAAGTTGATTTCTTTCTGCTTTTTTGACATACAACTCAAACTCAACAGCATCAATTTTCTCATCTACCTTTTTCATCTTCAACGCTTGCTTATATTCTTCAGTCATGCGTTCAGCCCTGCGTTCAAGAGCATCAGTCCTGTTTGGGTAGCCTTCTGGCTGCACCATCGGATACCATTTGTACAAGGGCGGTATCATTTCTTTTCACGCTGTAGAGCCTCTTTATATCCATGAACAACTAAACCTCTGAGTTGGGTAGAGTCAGATGCTCCAGCCCACTCAGATAGATTATTCCAGATAACAATAAAGTCTGTTGACTTGCAATGTTCTGCATTTTGAACAAGCCACGCAACCATGTCTTTATGGCGCAGCGTTGGGTCATGCTGAGTGTAGCCAATTCCATAGAATTCTCTGACATAGCATCCATTCTTAGCTACGGCTCCAGCCAGAACCAACAGCAACAAAAGTAAAAGCCAGCGCATTTCATTGCCATATCCAAAATATTGTCAGCGTTCCCCAAATTACAAAAATTGTTATGACTGCCGCAAAGATAAATGCTTCAGTCCATTGATTCATCGCAAATGCACCAATGAGGAATACACCACGCCCGCCATGCCAACAAGCATAGCCCCGCACGCTTTAATTAAAATGCCTTCAAGCCGTTTAAGCCTTGCACAAAGCATTTCATAACGCAATGTGCAAATGGCTTCATGGCTGTCTAATCTTGATTCAACATCATTGGACGACATCTTCCGATACTTTCATTTGCTGTTCGGCTTGTCCCTTGATTTTTACAACCAAGTTCCATGCGCCAGATTTAGTAGGCAAATCGCCTAACACTTGCAAAATTGCGTTTGTTTCTTCAACGGTCAAAGTTAATGTAATGTCTTGCATTTTAGTTTCCTGAAAAAATGCCGCCATTAGGGTTGGCGGTTTACCCATAAATATTATGCCGTAACCCAAGGCAAAGGCGGTTGCACGATTGGGGGGTTAATTTGATTGTCAATGTTCTGTTGAATAGCGGCCTCTGTAGCCGTTTGGTCAACGCCATTAGCCCAACACCATCCAAGCACCTGTTCTTGCGTCAAATCAGCGTATGGCGTGAACTGACCATCTTCAGGCATAGGGAATGAACAGGTTGAATAGATGGTTGCGGTGTACTCATCTTGTACGCCATTGCACCGCCATCCCGCAGTGACTACCACATCGGTAAGACTGCCATCCGTAGGTACGCAGTTCATCCATTCAATAATCCAAGTTGTTGTTGCTGACATGATGTTTCCTTTATGAAGTTAAGGCTTGAAGATTTGTGTTTGTCACTCGAGATGGGTAATACGCAATCTTTTTAAGAAAGCCGTTAAAGTATCTTCCAGATTCATCTTTACCAATCTGTAATTGATTTGCGTTAATAATTAAACCAGAAGTGTCTGTAGCAACAGTTGCACCATTTCCACTAATTGCAAAGTCATCAACCCTGTAAACAA